AAGAAGGCATACAAGTGGGCGCTCGCGAAGGGTTACAGCCACGCGTTCGTTGCCTATACCGACACCTACATCATCGTGCCGCGCCTGCTGCAGAGCGACTTCGAGCAGCACGATTACTACGGCCGGCAGGACTGCGAGGGGCGGTGCTTCGCCGGCGGCGGCATGGGCTACTGGCTAAGCCGAGCGGCGATGGAGCTGCTCGCCCCGCTCGAACCGGCTCCGCACATCTATTCTGACGAAGACGATGGCTACAAGCTGGCGCGGCTCGGCATCCATGTCGTGAACGACAACCGCTTCGGCGGCGACATCTTCACCGACGGCATCAGTGCACATTTGAGTAAGAGCACTGGTGTATATGACCCCGAAACCATGCGTGACCTCCACAGGAGCTTTCTATGCAGCGTCCCCTGACCCCGCTTTGCGAGCTGGCCGTCAAGTACCAAACCGACAAGGGCGGCCGACACTTCATGTACAATGGGCAGCCGTGCGAGCAGTGTCACGAGTACACGCCGGTCTATTGGGACATTTTCAAGGGCAAGCAGAACATCGTGCGCCGCGTGCTGGAGATCGGCGTCAACTCCGGCGCCAGCCTGCGGATGTGGCGTGACTTCTTCCCGAACGCCGAGATCACCGGCTTCGATATTGACCCCGGCTATCTGTTCCGTGAAGAGCGCATTCGCTGTTTCCGCGCGGACGCGGGCCACGGCGGGTCACTCTATGACGCGCTCCAGGCTGCGGGCCATATGCTGGAGAAGTTCGACCTGATCGTCGATGACGGGTCGCACGAGCTTGATCAGCAGAAGTGCGCGTTGAACGTGCTTCTGCCGTGGCTGGCACCGCAGGGGCTCTACATCGTTGAAGACGTGATCTACCCGGCCGGGGTGATCGCGAGCATCCCGACCGCGATGGGGTTCCAGGGTATCATCGTGGACACGGACAACAACAGGGGCGGGGTTGACCACCTCGTGATGATTGCCCATGCCTAAAGTGTTCATCACCGGCGTTGCCGGGTTCCTCGGAAGTCACCTCGCCGATGCGATGATCGACGAGGGTATGCACGTTCGCGGGATTGACAATTTGATTGGCGGGTACGAAGCCAACATTCCGGCCGGGGTCGCGTATGACATTCGCGACTGTAACCGGCCGGACCTGTACAAGGACATGCTCTACGGCGTGGACGTTGTCTATCACTGCGCGGCGACCGCGTATGAAGGTCTCAGTGTGTTCTCTCCGCACATCGTGACGCAAAACATCGTGGGCGCGTCTGTCGGGGTGTTCTCGGCGGCCATTGCTGCGGGTGTGAAGCGCATCGTGCACTGCTCGTCGATGGCGCGCTACGGTACGCAGCATCCGCCGTTTTCCGAAAGCATGGCCTGCTATCCGCAGGACCCGTACGGGATTGGCAAGCTGTGCGCGGAACGCATGCTCGCTAACCTGTGTGAGACGCATGGCGTCGAGTATGTGATCGCGGTGCCGCACAACATCATTGGGCCGCGCCAGAAGTACGACGACCCATTCCGGAACGTCGCCAGCATCATGATCAACTTGATGCTGCAGGGCCGCCAGCCGATCATTTACGGGGATGGGACCCAGCAGCGCTGCTTCAGCTTCGTGCAGGATTGCCTGCAGTGTCTCGTGCAGATGGCGTTCACGTCTAGTAAAGAGGTGCTCGGGCAGGTGATCAACATTGGCCCGGACGAGGAGACGGTAACGATCAACGATTTGGCGGCGCGGATCGCGAGACTGCTGAATTGGCCGCTGGCGCCGATTTACATGCCGGGCCGTCCGCAGGAGGTCAAAGTCGCTCTCTGCTCGTCCGACAAGGCGCGGCACCTGCTCAACTACAAGACGACCACGTCGCTCGATGACGGGCTCCAGGCGATGATCGATGCCATCAAGCGTACCGGTCCGAAGCCGTTCGTTTACCACCTGCCGATCGAGATCGCGAGCGACAAGACGCCGAAGACGTGGACTGATCGGCTATTTTAACCAGCCGTTAGGACCCCTCTGCCATCTTCCGGAGGATGGGTTGCGCCGCCTTTGCTGGCGGAAACCACTCCGGAGAATGACGATGGCCAAGCTTAAGAAAGAGACTTCCCACAACGTGGAGTTTGCCAAGGGCGGCAACACTCACATGTTCGGCGAGCAGCAAGCCGAGCCCATGAAGTCGGGTCAGACCGGTGATCCCGGTGCTACCGGCAAGGGCGCCGAGTACGCCAAGGGCGGCTCCGGCAAGATGTTCGGCTATGCTGGCGCCCAGCCGGCGAAGGCTGGCATTACCAGTGCCCGCTAAGCCGCGGGTCCCTTCGGGTCCGCTGCCGACTTACAAGCCGGGCGCTGAAAAGCTCCCGGACCCGAACAAGGTGATCGCCAAGCCGCCGCGGTTGAAGCCGACCGCCACGCGGAACTACGGCAAAGGTCAGACGCCGCTGGCGACTGGCCCGACACCGTGGGCGTTTGGCGGCGGATCGGGGTACGGGAAATGAACTCCGTGCAAAAACAACATCTTACCCCCCTGCGCAAGCGGGGGCAGGTCGATGTCCGCAAGGGCAAGGGCTCGGTCGAAGAGACACTTCCGAGCCGTCACGCCCTCAGCACGCTGACCCAGGGTGACCCGGGCGCGCGCAGCATGAACGACTACGCAAAGGCTTCCCCCATGCCCCAACCGATGCCGCCGGGGCAGAACATCCTCGGTGAATGATGGCCCAGCAGGTTCCGCAGTTTGGCTCCCCAGCCTGCCGCGATGTGCTTCGGCGTTTGCGAAATGCGGACCCCGAGACCTACGACTTCCTCCTCCGGATCATGGACGCCTACGTGTACGAGGTTACCGTCGCGGTAATTGAGGCGCCGCCGGATCACGTTTACGGAGCCCAGGGACGCGCGCAGCAGGCCCGCGCCATGTTCCAGAAGTTTGTTGATGTCCTGCGACCCGAGCCCACACCGCAGCAATAACGCCGCCGTGTGCGCCAAGGAGGTGCCATGTCTATCGCCGAAGTCGTGCGGGATCACCCGCCTATGCCGATTGCCCCCGAAGACAAGTCGGTCATCATCCCCGAGAGTGTGCGTCGTGCCGCGGCCGCCGCCGAGGCTATCCACAAGCAGGCGTATCAGCCTCAGGATATCAGCCCGCAGCCTGATCCTGCAGCTGTCGTTCCCCCCTTACAGCCTGATCCGCAGCCGCAACCGCAGCCGCAACCTGCGGAGCCTGTGGTCCAGCCGACCAAGGAAGAGCTGCACGACCAGAGCAACCCCTGGATCAGCCGCTACAACTCCATGAAGGGCCGTTGGGAGCAATCCCAGGTCACCATCGGCCAGTTGCAGGAGCAGATGTCTGGGCTCGGCGACGAGCTGCAGCGTGCTCAGACGGCGATCGAGCAGCTGCGCGCCGGCGCGCACCAGCCGGCATCTGGGCAACCGCAGCCGCAGAACGGTTTGCTGCGCCCCGAGGACGAGCAGCAGTGGGGTTCCGATCTGATCGACTTCACGCAGCGCGCCGCCAAGGCTGCCGTCCAGCCCGAGCTGGACCGGCTGACGAGCGAGAACCAGCGGCTTCAGCGCGCTGCCGCCCAGACCGGGCAGCAGGCGATCGAGCAGTACCTGGACGGCAACGTGACGGACTGGCGCACGATCGACAAGTCGCCTGAGTTCAAAGCGTGGCTTCGTTTACCCGATCTTTACTCGGGTGTTGTACGTGGAAGACTGATGAACAAGGCAGCGCGGGCAGGTAATGCTCCCCAAGTCGCCGAGTTCTTTAGAGGGTACCTCAGTCAGGTACAGTCCACGAGCGCTCCTCTTGCCCCGCAGCCCGAGCCTACGGCCCAGCCGCAGCCTCGATCAGCAGCGGTCCCGCTGGAGACGTTGGCAGCTCCTGGAAGGGCTCGACCGGCCGCAGGCGACAGCCAGCAGCCCGCCGACAAGCCAAGCTTCACCCGCACCCAGATTGCTCGCTTCTACGACGACGTTCGTAGAGGGGTCTACTCCGGTCGTGAGACCGAGAAGGCCAACCTGGAAGCCTCGATCTTCCAAGCGCAGCGTGAAGGGCGCGTCCGTTAACCGGGGGTCCAGCTATCACGCTGTGAAGTGGACCCCTCAGATAGGGGTCTACTCCTATGTCTATCCCGAGCGCAGGCTTTCCCGGCGCAACCTCTGGCTCTACGCCGGCTATCTATCCCGTTGGGTCGTCTGGCAACTCGCTCCAGTCTACCGGGTTCATCCCCGAAATCTGGAGCGGCAAGCTGGTCGAGAAGTTCTATGCGTCCACCGTCCTGAGCGCGATCTCGAACACGGACTACGAGGGCGAGATCAAGAACAAGGGCGACCGCGTCAAGATCAGAACGAAGCCGACGGTCACCATCCGCGACTACAAGTCCGACGGCCTGCTCGGCCTCGACCGCCCGACCGGCGGCAGCGTCGAGCTGTACATCGGCAACGGCAAGTACTTCTCGCTGATCCTCGACGACGTGATGGAAATTCAGAGCGATCTGAACATTCTGTCGATGTGGTCTGACGACGCAGCGCAGCAGCTCAAGATCGCCGTTGACCAGGATGTCCTCACCGGCATCATCAATGGCTGTGCCGCAGCCAACCGCGGCGCGACCGCGGGCGTCATCACCGGCAACGTGAACCTTGGTGCACATCTGACGCCGCTCAGCGTCGTGGCCAAGAACCCCGGCGTCGGCGACGTGGAGCTTCTGGACGTGCTCATGCGCCTCGGGCAAGTGCTCGACGAGCAGAACATCCCGGAAGTTGGTCGCTGGATCGTCCTGCCGTCGTGGGCGGGCCGCATGATCAAGCAGTCGGAACTCCGTCAGGCATACCTGTCGGGCGACAGCGTGACCATGCTCCGCAACGGCCGGCTCGGCATGGTGGACCGCTTCACCATCTACGTCAGCAACCTGCTGCCGAACAACAGCTCCGATCCGACCGACTTCGCGTCGGGCGAGTGGCCGATCTACGCGGGCCACGCACACGGATTGACGTTCGCCAGCCAGATCAGCAAGGTCGAGACCCTTCGGTCCGAGCTGACCTTCGGCAACATCCTGCGCGGCTTGCAGGTCTACGGCTACCAGATCGTGGACGGCAAGGCCCTGGCCCAAGCGTACGTGACGCCGAACGGCTAATAGCGGGGGAATGGGTGCGACGAACGGCGGGGCCTGAAACCCCGCCGTTTTTCTTTCTTTAACGTCTCCCCGGTACCGTGACGGTAACGAGGGTTCCATGACGCCTAACAGCACACTTGAGACCGTGGAGGACTACATCAGCGACGCGCGCGTCCTCCTGCAGGATGTGATCGTGCCGTACCGCTACGACGACCCGTCGTTGCTGGTCGCGCTGAACGTCACCATGCTGGAGGGGCAGCGGCTGCGCCCTGACCTATTCTTGTTCTGGCAGCCGAAGAGCTTCATCGAGGTGGACAACTCGCAGGTGTGCATCGAGAAGACGTTCCGCCTGCCGTTCGTGTTCGGCACCGTGGCGCATGCTCTCGCGCGTGACCAGGAAGACTACCAGGACAGCCGCGCGACCGCATTCATGAACGTGTTCCAGAGTCTCCTGATCGGGGTCGTAGTGCCGCCGATCGACGGCGGCTCGCCGCCGCAGGGCCGGGGTAGACCATGAGCGCGACCAAAGAAGACATCATTCAGCTGCTCAATCAGGCGCGGGTCAAGCTGACCGGCGCGTCTGAGAATGGGCTGAAGCTCCAACTGTTCGACACGTTGAAGGAGTTCTTCAACGACTCGTCGTGCTGGATGGAGAACATCCTTATCACGATCGCCGTAAACACAACGGTCTACAACATCGTGGCGAACGGTGGCGTGATCGTACGTCTTGTCGGTGTGCTCGACGCGCAGGGGTTCCCGCAGCCGGCTATCATGCCGTCGCCCGGTGTGATCCAGTTCCGCCACCCCTATAACTCGGCGACGGTCTTTACCGCCACGGTAGCAAAGACGGTCTCGACGCCGACGAGCACTAAAGATCACCTGCCGGACTTCCCGGACTGGGTCCTGCCGCTGTTCGGCACTGGCATCCTCGACGGGCTGCTCGGTAACATGATGAACCAGCCGAACACGAGCTACACGGACAAGAAGCAGAGCACTTATCATCTGGCGCGCTTCCGCGATGCGATCTCGCGAGCGCGCGTAGCGGCGCTCCGGCGCAACACGTTCGGCACCCAGGCGTGGTCCTATCCGCAGAGCTTTGCGACGAGAAGTCAGCGCGGCGGCATCAGCGTCGGGAGTGATCAGCGGTTCCAATGAGGTGAGCGATGACCTGCGGATGTCCGGTTCCGGTAACAGCTGCTCGGGTTGACTTTGTCGCGCCTGACAACGCGACGTGGCAGGACATTATCCAATTCGACGCGCTGCCGGATGGCACCGAGTGGGTGCTCGATGACAACTTTATCATGGAGATCAAGGCGTCATCGGATGACGCGGCGCCGCTGTTCACGCTGTCCACGGACAACGGGCGCATCGTTGTGGTCAGCGCGGTGCAGCGTCTGATCAAGTTCAGCGTGGACGATGCAGTGCTCGCGGCCGCGCTCAAGCCCGAGACCTATCAGTACGACTTGGTGATGTACGACAATTCACCGACGCCGGTGCGGGTCGTGCTGTTATACGGCGAAGTCACCGTCACGCACGGTGTAACCCAGGACTAAGACCATGTCTGCAGAAGTCGTTGCCCCGGCACCGGTGAGTGCGTTCCCGGTTATCGTTGTTGCTGGTCCGACCGGCCCCAGTGGCGGCCCGACCGGAGCAACTGGGCCGTCTGGCATACAGTTCACGGGACCGACTGGCCGCACCGGACCGACCGGTCCGCTCGGCACGGGACCGACTGGCTTGCAGGGTATGACGGGGCCAACCGGCCCGAGCGGCTACACCGGTCCGCCTGGGAATAGCGTGACGGGACCTGTTGGTGACACCGGACCCGATGGGCCAACAGGTGCCACAGGTCCTCTCGGCACTGGTCCGACCGGGGCCGGAGGCACGGGACCGACAGGCGCCACGGGCGCCACGGGTGGCACGGGACCGACTGGCCCGCTGACCGGACCGACTGGCCCGAGCGGTGGCCCGACTGGTCCGACAGGTGCCACTGGCTTCAACGGAACACTGGGTGGTACGGGTCCGACTGGCCCGAGCGGCGGCCCGACTGGGCCGACTGGTCCCACGGGACCGACCGGCGCAACGGGTGCTACCGGCGTCGGTGGCTGGGAGCTGCTGAACACGCTCACCGCATCGAACAGCGCGTCGCTGGCTGATACCACGAGCATCAGCTCGACCTACAAGCGGTTCCGGATCGAGTTCGACAACCTGCTGCCGGCGACTAATAATGTGTTTCCGCGCTTCCGCGTGAACAGCGGCGGCGTGCAGACGGCGAACTATGTGTCGTCGCGGCTTTCGTTTGATGGAGTGGCAGAGGGGACCGGTGCCGCGACCGACCATATCCTGATTTCAGATGGAACGGGTGACGTGCCGAACACCGGTGAAGGTGTCAACGGCTATATCGAAAGCTTTGGCCCGCTGGATGGTACCGCGATCTGTAAGATGTGGAATGGTGTGGTGTCGTTCCGATCCACGACCAAGCAAAACGTCGTGGTCGTGTCGGGGCAGTGGAACGGCGGCACCGGTGCAGTCACTGGGTTCGAAGTCACCATGAATAGCGGCAACATCACCAGCGGCACGGTGCGTGTGTTGGGGCTCCGATAATGGATGAAACGATCTACGTGTTGCGCGAGGTGTCCACTGATTTGGCGATGCCGCAGGAGGACCCGTCCGACTTTTTGATGGTGCCCGAGGAGTCAACGTCGATCGTCGTGCCGGCTGATCCCGACACTGACTTTCGGCACTGGAGCTGACAATGTTGCTTGGACGTGAGGTCCAAACTGTTGGTGATCGAAAACTGCATGAGGTAGATTGTCGTGATTGGTTGATCACCGGCGAGTACCTCGTGACGGTGACATGCGTCGTCGATCAAGGCGCTGCGACCGTTGACGGGATCACGATCGCCCCGGACGGCAAGTCGTTCCACTACTTCCTTAACGATGGCGATCTCGGTGACACGTTCAACGCGATCTTCACGCAGACGACGAACCTGACCCAGGTTCGCATCGACCACGCCGAGTTCTTTGTCGAGACTAACGGCGGGCCGACGTTCGTTGCCGGTAACAACTTCCTGATGCTCTCGATCCTCGGTCCGATCGGACCGACTGGTGTCACGGGTAACACTGGCCCGACCGGCTACACCGGGCCGCTTGGGTCTGCCGCGAACACCGGCGCGACCGGCTTCACTGGCAACACCGGACCGACCGGGAACACAGGTCCAACCGGGCCGACCGGCGAGACCGGTCCGACGGGCAACACCGGGCCGACGGGCAACACCGGTCCCACGGGCAACACCGGGCCGACCGGGAACACCGGGCCGACCGGGAATACGGGTCCCACAGGTCCCACGGGTAACACTGGTCCAACGGGTACGCTGACCGGGCCGACCGGGCCGACCGGCGAAACTGGACCGACCGGGAACACGGGTCCCACAGGCACGTTGACCGGGCCGACCGGTGATACGGGTCCTACTGGTTCTACGGGAAACACTGGTCCGACGGGCACCCTGACGGGTCCGACCGGGCCGCTCGGTATTGGGCCGACTGGTAACACCGGGCCGACCGGTACGCTTACGGGGCCGACTGGACCACTGGGTACCGGGCCGACCGGCAACACCGGACCGACCGGTACGCTTACAGGGCCTACCGGTGATACAGGTCCCACGGGCAACACCGGGCCGACTGGAGCGCAGGGCGCCCAGGGTACGCAGGGTGTCATAGGCCCGACGGGCAACACCGGGCCGACGGGTCCCACTGGCAACACGGGTGATACTGGACCGCTTGGTACCGGGCCGACTGGTGCTGCAAGCACGGTGACCGGTCCGACGGGCAACACCGGGCCAACGGGTCCCACGGGCAGCACCGGCGCTACCGGCGCGGCGAGCACGGTAACAGGTCCAACAGGTCCATCTGGTACGGATGGGGTGTTGGGCGGAACCGGACCAACTGGCCCCACCGGACCGACCGGGACTACAGGCGCGACGGGTAGCGGGTCGCCTGGGTTCCTTCTTGCAATTTATGGAGCACTCTGATGCCGTTCACCCAGAACACTTCTCCGACGTTTGCGAAGCAGCCGAAGCTCGGTCTTGCACAGATCGTCAACGCGGACGCATCCGCGCAGAAGACGGTTATCACCGCTGGTGGGAATGGATCGAAGGTGCTGTCGCTGCGTGCGACTTCGACGGATACCTCCGCGCGCGACGTGCAGTTTGCCGTCGTCCGCGGTGGCACGACGTACGTGCTCGGCACGGTTGCCGTCGCGCTCACGGCTGGCTTCATTAACAGCGCGCCGTCCGTCGATCTGTTGAACACATCGCAGTCGCCGATCGGCTCCCTGCCGTTTGATCACGACGGGCAGAAGTACATCAATTTGGAGAGCGGTGACACGCTTGTCGTACTTGCGTTGACGACGGTGACAGCGGCCAAGGCGATCTCGGTGTTCGCTGAATACGAGGACTTCTAATGTTCACTCGCGGCCATCCGCAGTGGGGTGCCCGGGGCAACGTGATGACGCCTGCCCCCAAGGGCACCTCTGCGCTCTATTTTAACAGCACGGCGCCGATCGGATGGACTAAACAGACCACGCACAACGACAAGGCGATCCGACTTACCACGGGAACTCCGGGCACCGGTGGCTCGGTGGGCTTCACGACGGCGTTCGCG